TGGTACACCATTGTATAATTTTTCTATGTCATATTTGGTAGATACACAATAGAAAAATTATAATAGCAAAGAACTTATATAATGATTTATATAAGCTCTTTTTTTATTAACTTGCTTTAGTAATTCTTTGCATTTCTTGTTTAATTCGTTTCATAGTAACTTTTATATAGAATTGTTTTGTAGTTTGATAGTCAGTATGTCCCATAAGTGTTTGAAGTACAATTTCTTCCATACCTTTTTCAGACCAATATGTGGCGAAAGATTTTCTTAGTCCGATATGGAGTACAATATTCTAAATCATACTTAGCACGGAATTTTGGAAATGCACTTGATAGAGTATCAGATACATAAGGGTAATAGTTTCTACCTAAGAACATATATTGATTTTCAGACCATTTCCAATGTCTATCTTTTATTGCCCTTGATTTCTTAAATAATTCCTGTTGTCTTTTTTGTGATTCTTCTTTTTGTGTTTTTAATTTCTTCAGTTCTTCTTCTGGATTTTCTACCCAAGGATGATTTTTTGCTATTGTCTCATCTGATATTGTCTCGTTTGCTTTGCTTTCATTTGCTATTTGTGCATTTTCTAAATCGTTACTTATCATATTTCTTGTCCATGTTTGTGTTATTGTTTTTGTTTTCCAGTCTGCAATATTCAAAAACTTCATTATTGCTCTAATCAACTTATTAAATCCTTTTTCAAATTCTATCTGTGTTAGTCCCGCTTTTAATTCTAACTTTCTATAAAAGAATTTTAATGCTACACCACTTGCGTTTCCAAAATCTTCATTGTCTTGTTGCAGAGCTTGTCCACTTTCATATATTTGTTTTTTCAAAATCTCTAGTATACTGTTTCTCGCCTCTACTGGTATTTCAATAGATAATGTTTTTAGTCCTCCGTTTGTTCTGCCATCAGCCCCTGTTTCTGTTTTTACTGTTTTAAATCTTTTAAGTTGTCCTAGAAATTCTTTTAAATCTTCTCCACCATAATTTTCGAGTATATATATAAGCTGTTGTATATCTTCTAAATCGTTAGCATATCCACTCATTACTTTGTCATGTATGTCTATTAAGTCTTTATACTTTTTTAAGTCGCTTATCATATTTCTATTATTTTTGAACTCAATAAAAGGCACTTCTCCTAAGCTATGCTCAAATGCTTCGTATTCTTCTGGCATGTATGTAAGTCCTGTTCCTGACAAATTACCTTTGAATTTATACTTTTCGCAATGTTTATTATCCCAAAATTCAAAGGTAACATAAGTTTTTATATTATATCTCTCATCTTCCTCAACTACTTCATAATACCTATAAAAACCTATTAATTTCTTTTTTAATTTTCCATCAAACTTAGGTATACATTGCTCTGTTTCTACTGTTGCATATTGAAAAATATTCTCATCGCTGTCTATCCAATAATGCAGCCATCCAACCTTATTGTTTGTTGCATTAGTACACAGGTAAGCACTTTCGCTTTTAAAGTCATCTCCTAAAGCTTCTGTTATTTTTTTATTAGTATCTTCATCTCCCACATCAAATAAAACAGGATTTGTAAACATATATGCAACTTTTTCATCTGTAATAAGTTGATGAAAATTATGTGATACTCTATTGTCTGCATTTCTCAAAGGGTCTGTATCTGCTGGCAATATCCCTGTAGTTTTTATCATATTGTCATTTTCATAGTATTTTTTCTCTATTGCTATTTGCCTTCTTCGTTCATAGTCTTGAGTTATTATTCTTTTTATTTTATTTATGTCCATAATTACACCTCTACTTTAATATTGACAAGCCGCCTTGCTTTGGCTCATATAAAGAAAGAACTAAACCATCTCCGTCTATCTGGAGAAGTTAGTCCTCGTTTTTTCATCTCTTCTTTTCTTTCTAGCTCAATTTTCCCATCGCTATTTATTCTATATTTTCTGTTACTTAATTGAGTAATTTGCTTATCATCATATATTAGCTCTATTTCATTTCTTTTTAGCTTTTCTCTTAGTAACCCCCACATCAAACCTGTGCTATTGCTAAACTCGACTGGTTCTTCTTTTTTATTTTTTCCTCCTACTCCTCCAAAATGGCATTCATATAATTTAACTGTTATCCATCCTTTTTGCTGTTTTATTTCTTTCAATCTGTCATATACTCCAACCCCTAAGCCATCACAGTCTATTTTTATGTGAATTGGTATTCCTACATGTTTTGTTCTTAGCTGTTCTACTATTTGTACTATTCTTCCTGTAACTTGCATTGTGTCGTTATGATGTAGCACATTAAGCGGTTGTTGATAAGTTTTATCAAATAATATGTTTATAATCGACTCATCGTCACCATATCTTGCAACATCTACTCCTATGTCTATTCTGTTAGTTGGATAATTTCTTGTAGGTGTTCTTTTGCTGCAATTTTCCACCCAATCTAATTGTATAAAACTATCTGGCATTGCTTTTGGAAATTCTCCTGCGACTCTTACTCTATATACATCACTTTCTATTCCATACATATCTATAATCATCTGTATATACTCTTTTGAAACTCTTTTTGAATTTTCTCCAGATACTTTAAATGTGTTATACATACTTCTATTTTTATTATGACTATCAAAAAAGAAACCACTCAATTGAGTTGGGTTTCCGCACATTATTAATTTTGCATCTTGTGTTGATAAAGAACCTAACACAGGTTCAAATACTACATCTTTTACTCCGTGATGCCTCGTCTATAATATACAGTAAGTGGTCTGCATGAAAGCCGCTGTAAGGCGTCTGGCTGTGTTGCTGTTCTTGGTACTGCAAACCAGTTTTCTGGATTAGACTTCATGTAAAGTTTTTCTTGAGTCCATTCTATTTCACTTTGTATTGCTGGTGTACGCCATTTTGCTACCTCTGCCCACAAAATATCGTGCAATTGGTGCTTTGTTGGTGCTGTACAAGGTATTTTAGGAAATGGTCTTGTACACATAAACCAATAAATTAACCAACTTTGTAGTGCTGATTTTCCTATTCCATGTCCAGAGCGAACAGAAGTTAATTGATTTTCTGCTACACTTTCTAAAATCTCACCTTGAATATCGTCTGGTGTTACTCCTATAATATCTTTTACAAATTCTACTGGTCTATCTTTATAATATAATATTGCTTCTGTAGATAACATTATTTATCGCCTGCTTTCTGTTCATAGGCTTTTTGTATTGTTTCTGCAAGTGACATTCCATTGTTTGTTACATCAACATCTTGCTTATTTCTCCATTGTTTTGGCTTTCTATTATTTAACCAATATATTTGTGCTGTTGTGTCTGGCGAAACCTGTTTTGTTACTTCTTTACTTATTATCATTTCGTATTGACCTGTTTTAGGATTTAGTGTTTTTTCTTTAGTTATTTCAGTATATTCATATCCTAACGCTCTTTTGAGTAAAGCATTTTCTACTTCATAATCAACAACTTCCTTGCCTTTTTTTAGGTGTTCCAAAAGTTCCGAATGTTCTTTACACATTCTATAAAAAGTAGTTTTTCCAATCCCCAAATTATTCGCAATTTGTTCATCTGTCAATCCATCTCTTGCCCAGCCTTCTACTAATACTAATTTATCTCTAACTTGTTCCCATTTTGACTTTGCCACTCACCTCACCTCGTATTTTTCTGTCTATATTCTTCTTTAAAACAACTTTCTTTGTATTTGCAATTATCACATTTGCGTTTCATGCATTCTTTAAAATTTATATCTTTCTTCATTTGCACCACAAAAAATAGCAGAAGTTCGTTAAAACTCTGCTATTTTTCCTCTATTCATTTTTCACTACTAACATTTTAGCACACTTTTATTATTAAAAAAGGTCAAAATTAGGTCAACTTTTTTAATTCTTTATCAACAGTATATATTAATTCTCTTTTTCTTCTCTTGTAAGTTTCTTCACTTATATTCAGATTGTGTATAATATCCCATTTATGCTCACTTTTTCTATATTCATGCTCAAATATGTATTTACCAATTTCATCTATTAACTCTAATGTTTGCACTACTGCCTTATATTCTTTTAATGATTTTTGCAACTCTTTATCTTCTTGCAATTTTATATATTGATTGTATACTTGGTCCGATATATTATATTGTGCTTTAGGCATTCCATCATTTGCTGGAATAGATACACTCATTATATCAGCTCTAATGTTTATTATGCTTAAGCAATTATAATTATATCTTTCTAAACAACCTGTAGCTTTTTTGTATTCTTCTCTAGATAATCTCATTCGTACCTCACTTTCTTTAATTATCCTTCACTCGCCTTCTTTTTAAAATATTGTTTTATGCATTCTTTACAATTTGCTGTTTCATATTTACAATTTTCACATTTATTAATATTAAATCCCTTATCTTTTAATAACCTCATTCCAGTTCCGCGGACATCTATTAATAAACTCATAAAAATGTTCATATATTAAATCTATCAGCTTATCTTTTTGTGTATTTTCTTCTTGTTGCTCTTTTATTAGATTTAAGACTTCGTCGATGGTTTCTTTAGCATAAACAAAACCTAGTTTGTCAAAGTCTATTACTCTCATTGCTTTTAAATATTTTATAGCTTCTTCTAATTCTTTATTCATGATTGTCCTCCTATACTTTTTCTATCAAGCCTGCAGTTGTTATTTCATGCAATTTGTCTAATATTCTCGTTGGAATAGAATGACTTGGGCTCTCTACTTTTATTTCGTCATTATTGTTGTGACATGGTAATAAGTCTATGTATATTGCTGATTCTATTTTATTGCTTGTTGTTTTATATATTAATCTATCTCTTGTACCAAACTTAAAACCATGTTCTTTAAAATCTTCGTACTTTACGTCATCTCTTTTTCTTAACATCTCTATTCTCCTCTCATGATTTCTAATATCTCATCAATTTCATCGATTTTTCCTAATTTATAATAATTGTTATATGCTTTTTCTACTTGCAATGGTATAAATTCAAGTTCATTATTCTTTTTCTTGTCTTTTTTTAATTTCTCTATTACTTTCTGTTGTTTATTCTCTAGTTGTTGTATGTATTCTTGAGTTCTCTTTTCTTTCTCAACTTGTATCATTGCTTTTCTGTTTTTCACAACTATTTCACATGCCGTTAATTCATCTTTTGAAAGCTGTCTTTCTAATAATTCGTGTATTATATAAAGTACATCTTCTTTAAATTGCGATATTTCGCCTTTTTCTTTTATTATCTCTTCACTCATTATTAATCCTCCATTTATCCTTCTTCCAAATCATCAAATAATACATTATATAGTTCTTCTTTATTAAATTGATTCAATAATCCTTTTACTTCACTATCTGATAATAATTCAATATAGTCTTTATCTGAATATGAAATATCTGGTTGTCCAACATATTCTCCAACGTGTACAAAAAATTGACCTTTTTCTGTTCTATATAATGTATGTCTATATTTTGGATAAGTAGTCAAAAATAGACCTTTGTATTCTATTGATTTTCTATACTTAATTATTTCTTGAGCCTTCTCTGTATCATAGACTTTATTATTTAACATATATCTCATTTATTGTCCCTTCCACTTTCCTAACACTTTTATCTTGTAATCTTCGTTTCTCAATCTATTCTTAAATATTAATTCTCTCTTAAGCTCTTCATACTCTTCTTGAGCTTGTCTTAATTCAGCTTTTGCTTTAAAGCTATCTATTGTTAGATATATTGCTATACCCAGTAATATAAAATCTACCACTATTAGCAATACTGTTATGTACTCCATTATTATTCCTCCTTAAAATTTCTTACATCTCTCGTTCACGCTATCCCACGCTGCGCATTTTTCTTTGTAACACTCCTCAAAATTCTGATTTTCTAAGAGAATATGATATTCCCCTTGCACGATATTTTCTTCGTTTATAATCGATTTTCGTATGTTTCGTTGTGCTACTATAAACCTTTCTGGACATTTCATAGTTAATCTCCTTGTGCTTTAAATATAAAATCTATAATCTTTTCTCTATTCATTAATTTTCTATTCAACATCTTCTGTGCATATTTATTCACAGCTTCATGAGTTCTTCTGTTATATACATTGTTTTGAGCCTCATTTTCTAACTTCATTAAGAACCACTTAAACGTTTTTACAATGTTCTCGTTCGGCTCATTTTTATCTTGTTCTACTAACCATGCATTAAGTTCTTTTTCATCTTTAAATCCTTCAATTTTTATCATTTATCCTCCGTTTTTTATTTATAACACACTTTATAACCGTGTTGGTTTCCTTGTAAGTCTTACAGTTGTAAGGGCATAACCGACATAACTATTTTTTTATAAAACTCATTCCTTATATATTTATTTATATATGATTTATATTTATATATAATCTATATACTTATAAGTCAGTTATAGTAAGTTAATATATAGAAAGAGTAAGAAAAGAGATAGTTATAAAGTGCGTTATGACTTAGTTATTAAGTTAGTGATATCTGTTCAAAATCTTTTTTAATGTAATATCTTTTTCCATTACTTTTTTGTTTTCTTTCATACCCTAACTTTCTCATTTCTGTACCAAATCTTGATACGCTCATGTCTGTTTTTAATCCATTTTCTATTTTCCAGCAATTAAAAGCCCCATACACTTCGTTACATGGAATATCTTTTATCTCTCCATCTTCGTATGTATCACAAATAAAATTAAGTACAGGATTGTTTTCTTTTAAATATTCATTAGTTCTTTCTTCTACTTGTTTTGGAATGGTAAATTCTAATTTTTCTAAAACCTTATTAATTGCATTTATAGATTTATACAAAACATACTCTAGATTTTTCTCATTCTTTAGTTTCTCACTTATGTATGGATCATAGTTAGGTAATCCTTTTTTAAATATTGCATTTAATGGAATAATAACTAATCTTCTTGATAAACCATCTGTAGTATCATTCATTCTTGGAATCGTATTGTAGCTCAATATTGTCTTTGTATTTATTTTCGTACTAAAACTATTTTGATTTTTAAATTCAATACTTGTATAACTTTCACCTGTAATTCTTTTCATTACTGACACATCTTCTAGGTAACTCCCACTACAATCATCTGCTATATTAGCTAATTTTCCATATAGCTCAGCCTTTCCAAACCTATTACCTACAATTTCTTTTAAATCTACATGAGATACATTTTCTTCTCCCAATAATTTAGTAACCATATTTAATAATGTTGATTTTCCGTTTGCTCCATTACCAACAAGTATGAAAACTTTTTGAAATGGCATTCCTCTATATAAGCAGTAACCTATCATTTCATATAGAAGTGTCACTACTTCTTGGTCGTCTACTGCTAAGTTATTCATAATAGTATCTATTTCTTCGTTACTTTTCTGCTCATAATAATTTAAGTTAATTTTGTTTCTTGTAACAATTTCTGAATTATGACTTTTAAATTCTAAAGTTTTGACATTTAGTAGTCCATTCTTTACACAAATAATCTGTTCTGAAGCTTCCTGCATGTCTTTACATTTATCTTTTATATAATCCTTTACCTCTCTTTTTTTGTTCATTGACAAATTAGGTATCAAATTTACAATTATCGTTCCTAAAGCATCCTCGCATGAAACATAGCTACCTTCTTGATACATGTATAACCTTTTTTCTATTTTCACAATGTTATATTTTTTTATTAAGTAATCACCAAACGAATCATGTAAAAATTTATTGTCATCATAAAAAGCCATTTTATTAAATTTAATTTCTTTTTCTGACTTCAAGTATTCTTCTTTATCAAATTTTCCTTTTATATGTAGCTGTGAAACATCCTTACAGCCAAATCTTTTACAACTAATAACTTTACATTTATTATTATCAATATATCTCAGAATCGTCCCTACAAAAGTTTCTCCTCCTTGGTCTTCTTCATCTTGAATATATATAGTCTCAAATCTTTCTAATAACTCAGCATATTCCTCTTTAAAGTTCTTTGCTCCGAGGCACACCCAACGCTTGTACTCCGTTGTACCATAACGTTTGAGCATCGGATTCACCCTCAACTAGTACAATATAGTCATTCAAGTAATCCTTCATTCTCCAAAGCCCATACAATATGGTTTTAGAACCTTTTTTCCAACAAAACCTTTGTGGATTATTAGGATGATTTCTAAATCTTGTAGCTAATACATGTTTATTTTCGTCATAATACGGAATTAGCACATTCTTATTGCCATTACCTAATCCGTAAAGATGTCAAAAATTCAATCGGCAAGTGTTTTTCCCTGGCATACTCTGTTACTGTATATGTTATTGGCTCTATATCATTCAACTTTTTCCAAGCTTCCTTAGTTGTAATATTTTCAATATTAGCTAAAAACGTTACTGTATTTCCTTTTGCTCCACATGCAAAACAATTATATTGACCTGTCTTCAGGTCTGCTCCGAAACTAGAATTGTGGTCATCGTGAAACGGACATAATCCATTTATATTTCCGTTTTCTACTTTAGCCTGTCTTATATGTTGCATGTAAAATTTTTCATAGTTCAACTCTTTTCACCACCTTCTCTTTTGAAAAATGGGCAGTATTTTGCTGCCCATCATCATATTAGCCCCATCCTAAATCATCTTTTTCTTCTTGTAAGGTAGTATCTGTACTAGTATTGTACATTTGTACAATTTCAAATGTTTTATATCCTTTTTTATTCTCACCATAATCTAATTCATATTCATTATTTATTATCTTTTCGTATATATTTAACATTAAGATGTTGTACGCTGCGTATCCTTTAAATTCTACATTCTCATCAGTTTGTAAGCTTCTCAAGAACTCATTTGCTGTATGTATTTGAAATCCTTGTGTAACTACTTGACTCATAAAAATTAGTCTTCCCTTGTGATTTCCACTAATTATTTCAAACCATACTGATAACATAGGGTCGCCCTTTTTAGATTTCACTAATTCTAATTTCTTAATTTTAACTTCATATTTTCCAAACGGAACCTCTTCATAATCTCCAAAATCTTTTGTAGCTGCTACCTCTACATCCTTTTCTAAATTTTCAACATCTACATTTTTATCATAATCTTCCCAATCTATAGCCATTATTTATTTCCTCCTTTTACAAATTCTTTTTTAAATTCTTCTATATTAAGTGGTATTCTTGTTTGTTGTAGTCCTATTCTGTTTCCACCAAAAACATAATCGTTATATGTAAAATCTATAAATCTATTATTTTCATTATCCTGTACAATTCTTGCTGTAATATCTACCATTCCAGCAACCTTCTTAGCTATTTTTTCTTGCAGGTTAACTGTATAGCTTGTAAGGCTTGTACCATTTTTAAACTTAACTTCTTCAATTTTATCGTGACTTAATAGAATTACATTGTAATCGCTATTTAATATTCTTTTTATTGTTGTTAAAAATTCTGTTCTTATCATGTCATATCCTTTGCCATACCCTGCGTCAGACTCATGCTCTATTTCTAATTTGTTATACATATAAACTCTACATGCTTCATATACATCTTCTAGCAAGTCAACTACTATTGTTCTATAATTGTGTTGCCCTGTAATTATTTCTTCAACCGCTTCTTTAAACACTTCCCACGCATATTTTGTATTCTTTATTCTTCCATTCATAGTTATCTGGTCACGTATTGCAATGTATGGCGAATCTACATACTGTATATTTCCATCAGTATTAAGCATTAGAACATCTGGAAACTGGTTTGCGAATGTTGTTTTGCCCGACATTGGACTTCCATACAAATATAGTTTTACTTTCTTAGATGTTTGTACATCTCTTTTTTTATTTTCTGGTAACATAGTTACTCCTCCTTAATCATATAATCTATTTTTTCATCTGATTGGCAATATTCTTTGTAATCGCACCAATCGCATAATCTTGTTTCATTCTTCTCATAAGTATCGTCTTTTTCTAAAATACTTATTTCATCAAAAAATTCTTTCACTTTATTTTCATCATAATCTACTTTTACTAGTTGTAATTTCTGATTCTTCATTGTTGCTTGAAGTCTTTTTCTAAATTGATATGAATCTTCTGTTTTTTTCATTCTTATTGATGTTTTAGGTATAAACAAATATCCTATATTTCTTACTTTAAACCCTATTTTCTCTAAGTAATATTTATATAAATGTACCTGTTTAGATTTAATGTAATTTTCAACATTATTTGAATATTTAAAGTCTACTACATCAACTGTTCCATCTTGATTATGTATTATTAAATCCACATATCCTACATATTCTGTGTTTTTTATTTCGTATTCGTATGTAAAATTATTTCCTAAATTCATTAATTGCTCTTGTACAATAGGTATCCAGTGTTCTAGCTTTATTATTTCTTCTATATGTTTATCTGTTATTCTTGGAAATTGCTGTTTATAATACATAATAGCTACATTCAATCCTTGCTCAATTCCGCAGATGTACTGCTGTTCCAATTATTAGTGCATTATCTGCTTCAAAATCATCATACACTTTTAATTTATCTATGTATCTATACTTATATTGTCTTGGGCAATTATTATATGTAGATACTTTGCTATAGCTATACATTTTTCAAAACCTCCTTTTTAAATTTTTCAAACTCATTAGGTCTTAGCACAAATGCTTGTCCTCCAGATTTCTTTATTTGCTCTATGTTATATAACTGTAATGGTGTTGGTTTTCCGAATTTCATTTTTTAATTCTATTGCTATGAATTTTCCTTTTAAGCATATTATTAAGTCTGGTATTCCAGCACGTTGAAATCCTCCACCCCATACTTTTATGTAGTAAATATTGTGTCGTTTCAGGAATTTTATTACTTCATTTTGAAAATCCTTTTCTAGCATTGTTCCTCCTAAAAACTTAATTGTTCATTTATTTTTTGAACATAAACTTCATTAGTTTCTTTACTTACTTTCATCTCATAGTCATTTCCTAGAAGTCCTTTACTTGTGTTTTTTATTTCTTTTATTTTCT